TCTACCTGCCCTCACTAACCAAGCACACGAGTCTGGGGTGGGGGCACTCAATGGTCTGTTGGGGCAAGAGCCGCCTCAAGCAGACCACAGGGGGCATCGCTGAGTGGTCCTGGCCCCGAGGCGTGATGCTCTACGCACACCGCTCGGTGATTGAGCGCGTGGGCGGGATGGTCGAGGAGTTCGGGCCTGGAGGTCATGAGCATGTCGAGTGGTCTCAGCGCATCTGTAACGCCGGTCTCACACCCGCTCCATTCATCTCTCCCGCCTCCTACGCCACCCGAGGCGGAATGGGTGCGAGGGTCCTATGGCACGCTGACGACATGCGGCGACCCGCTGAGAGTGGGTCTGCCTGGACAGAGCGAAAGGAGCGGTCCACCACCGTGCCGACCCGAGACGCAGATGAGAGCACCAGAATCACCAAACTGCTTCGCGCATTGTGGGGGAGCACGGACTACGTGGACTTCACGGCAAGCGGAAACGGACGTGGATCGGCTACTCTGGTCCGGGATGTCCCGAGCCAAGGAGCCGGAGGAGAGAAGTGAGCATGGGGGATATGAGCCCGGAGTTCTATTGGCTGGCGGTGGCTGTGGTGACGGTCATCAGCGCCAGCAGGATCACCAGGGTGGTGACCTTCGACGCTTTCCCGCCCGCTCGATGGGTACGGGACACCTACGCAGACCTCATGGACCGGAGCGGCCCCACCAGGGGGTGGGCACTTCTGCTGTTCTGTCCGTGGTGCTTCTCTCCCTGGGCCACGTTGGGTGTGGTCCTGTGGGGTTACTTCAGTGGCTTCGACACCCTCTGGTGGATCATCAACGGCTCGCTCGCCGCCTCTTACCTGGCGGCAATCTTCATGACTCAGGACGGGGATGACTCCGGCGAGTCCGAGAACGAGGAGGTCGCCTGATGGCTCGACCCAAGGCTCCGGTCTCCCGCGCCCGTGCAGCGAAACCTTCTCAGCCACAGGCAGCGCTCACACAGGCAGTGTTCGAGCAGGCAGCGTTCGAGCAGGTTTCTGGAAACCCGATCTCGGGTCTGGTCCAGGCGTCGTCGTCGGTGTACCGACAGGGGCGTTCACCGAAGAACCGACAGGACGACCGCCACCAGATCGCACAGCAGTGGCAGATCGAGGCGTATCGCCACGTCAACATCTGCGGTGAGGCCCGGTTTGCCGTCACCTACTCGGCGGCTCTGGGCTCTCGCGCCGAGATCGGTGTCAGCGAGCCTCAGTCGCTAGGCGGAAAGGCTCAGTGGGTGACCTCTGGCCCCGAGGTGGAGGCGTTCGCGGAACTGGCTCCCACCGTGCGGGACCGGACCCGACTGCTCCGCAACTATCTACTGCACCGGAACATCGCAGGCGAGATGTACCTCATCGCCCGAGACCGGCATGAGCAGGACCCGGAGTACAGCACTCGACCCCACGACCCGGTGTGGGAGATCGTGGCGGTGACCGAACTCATCAAGACCGGCTCGGGTGAGGATCAGGTCTGGAAGGTCCGTCTCGACAACAACCTGTACGTCCCGCTGTCGAAGCACGACCCGATTATCCGGATCTGGAACCCGGACCCCGAGAACCGGCGTGAGGCATGGAGCCCCATGCGCTCGCTGCTCCCCACTCTGCGGGAGATCGAGTGGCTGACCGGCCACATCTTCACTCAGGTGCGAAGCCGCTTGATGAGTGCCGGTGTGTGGTTCCTTCCTGAGAACCTGACCTTCCCTCCGCCCCCCGCTGACATGGTGGAGGGCGGCGAGGAGCGCATCGCCGCCATGAGTGAGCCGGAGAGGTTCATGATGTCGCTGGCGGCGTCGGGCCAGTACGAACTCGATCTGGATGAAGTCTCATTCCCGACCGTGGTCATGGCGGACGCAGATGCGTTGGCTGCCATCGACAAGAACAAGTTGATCCAGTTCTGGTCCGAGATTGACGACAAGGCCATGACGCTGCGAACGGACGCCATCCGCCGCTTCGCGCTCGGGTGGGACCTCCCGCCGGAGCAGGTGTTGGGATCGAGCGGCGTGGCGATCTCCGGCTCTGGGGGCTCTGCCGGGTGTGTGGACATGGAGACCGAGGCCCTGACCAAGCGCGGTTGGGTCCACGGTGATGATCTCCGTGTCGGTGACGAGGTGCTGACGCTTAACCACGAGACGGGTGTCTCGGAGTGGCAGCCGGTGGAGCGGATGAACCGCTTCATGGTCACCGACGAGCCGATGCTGCGGATGCATGGGGTGGGGCACGATTCGCTCACCACCCTCAACCACCGTTGGGCGGTGCTGGACCGGGAGGGTCGCCGTAAGTTCGTCACTTCTGACGCGCTCAACCAGGCCCACCGGATTCCCACCGCTGCGCCGCACGTGGACTTCCCTACCGAGGCGAAGTACAGCGACGCCTTTGTGGAGTTGGTCGCATGGTGGTGGACCGAGGGCTGCCACAGCGGGGCCACCGAGAGCCGCGCCAACGAGCCCTACGTGGACTCGCTCGGTCGGGTGTACGCGAACGGACACCCTGGTAAGACCGGGCGATTCAATCAGGCTGGGATCACGCAGAGCCGAGAGCGCAACCCGGAGCGGGTCGATTCGATCCGTAGGGCGCTTGACACAGCGTTCCCTGGGGGCTGGGGCTTCGAGCACCAGCGCCAGACCCAGACCGGATACGGTGCGCCTGTGGTGGAGTTCCGCTTCCGCCGTGAGGTGTGGGAGGCACTGCACGAGGTGGCCCCGAACAAGGTTATCTCGCTCGACTTCATCTACTCCCTGACCCGGGCGCAGATCGAGTTGTTCATCCAGACCTCTTGCGCTGGTGACGGCTGGCACTACCGTGACGGGCGGCTCGACATCTGGCAGCGCGACCCAGGCGTGCTGGACGCCTACGAGGTGGCGCTGATCCTGTCGGGTCGGATGGTTGCGGAGAGCGAGCACGCGGGCGGCAAGGTGGTCAACGCCTACCGCAAGTCCACGGTTCACCCGTTCCACGCTGCCGCTTCGCCCGGATCGCGCATGGTGATCGAGGAGGAGTCCTACACCGGAATGGTGTGGTGCCCCACCGTCGAGAACAGCACGTGGCTGGCCCGCCGGGGCGGCACGGTTTGGTTCACTGGAAATAGCGTGAACCACTGGGGCGAGTGGGCGTCTGAGGAGAAGACCATCGCTGGGCACGTCGAGCCCGCGCTGAGCGACTTCGTGGAGGTACTGACCACCTCGTTCCTCCGAGCGGCGGTCGAGGGGACCGACAAGGTGATCGCCTACGACCCCACTTCGATCCGCATGAAGCAGGATCGGTCCAAGCAGGCCATCGAGTTGTACGACCGGGGTCTGTTGAAGCCCGAGACCACCGTGCGCGAGGTTGGGTTCGACCCGCAATTCGACATGATGGACGACAAGGAGTTCCGTCGCTGGCTCCTGGTCAAGATGCTAGGCGGCTCACCGACCCCGGAGATGATGCTGGAGGCCGCGAAACTGCTCGGTCAGGTGATCGACGTGGACTTGGGGGAGTCCGGAGGCGAGGCATCCGGGACTCCTGGGCGCGCACTGCCCCGAAGTCTGGACGAGCATCCAGTCCAGGGACCCCCAGAGGGCGACCACGAGCACAATCCGGCCCCCTACCGTGTCGATTCGCTCGCTTTCACGCCGCTGCACGCCTCCGCTGAGGGTCTGGTGCTCCGAGCGCTGGAGAAGGCCGGGAACCGACTGCTCAACGACGGCAAGCGTGGCCGGGATCGAGACCGAAGCACCCCTCCGCACCTGGCACACCTGACCGCTAGTGTGGAGGTGTCCCCTGAGTTCGACTTCTCGCTGCTGCCGACCATCTTGGGGGACCTATCAGCGGGGCGTCAGGCCCGGATTGGCGGCGCTCTGCACCGCTACTGCACTCGGCTGTACACCGAGGGTGAGCCGTACACCCGTGAGAGCCTGATCGAAGCGATGGAGGGGTTGTGATGTGCTGGGGACGCCCAGGATCGGAAGGTGAGCCAGGTCCGGTCTACTTCGCAGATGGCTACGAGGGCGTGACTGTCGCCGGAGTGCTGGTTGTAGCCCGTGATAGCGGAACAATGCTGCTGGCGCAGCGAGCAATGGACCCTGAGGACGACCCCGAGGTCCGGGAGACCTGGGAGATGCCTGGAGGGCACCTCGAATCAGGAGAGGAGCCCTTTGCGGGGGCCGCTCGGGAGTTTGAGGAGGAGATCGGGGTCACGCTCCCCATCGGAGCGGTGACCCACGGGTGGCGAGCAGGCGATGAGGGTCAGTATCAGGGCTTTGTGTACGCCGTGGACGAGCAGTTCGCTGTTGATCTGACCTCCGCTGACCCTGAGGAAGTTCAGAACGTCATGTGGGTGACTCCTGAGGAGGCAGGTACCCTGAACCTGCGACCTGAGTTCGCCAAGAACGACCTGACTGCGCTAGTTGCTACAGCGGTTTCTGGAAACGAGGATGAGATGACCGAGCAGGCAGTCGAGACCGACGAGACCGAGCCCGAGTTCGATCCGTTGGAGTTCGTGCCAGCACCCATCCCTGTTCACGGGGTACTGGCACCGGAAGGTGTTGCGACTGGAGACGGGCGTGGGTTCAGTGAAGGCTCAGTCACCCGTCGCCCCTTGCGTCTCCCGCTGTCTGATCAGCGTGTCTCGGTCTCAGGCCATGATGGCAGCGTCGTGACCGGATCGGTGGATCGTCTGATGCGCCGTGACGGCCTCATCCACTGGGAGGGCTCGCTCATGCCCAGTGAGGACACCGAGGACCTGATCGAGCGCATGGTCTTCTTCGATGGGCGCTTCGGAGTCAGCGTCGATGGGGACAACGGGGTTCAGGACGCCGCCCGCTCCAAGATGACCAACCAGATGTGGTTCGAGTCAGTACGCGCTTCGGGTCTGACCGCTGTTGCCATCCCCGCGTTCCACGAGGCATACATCGCTTTCGGCACTCACCCTGATATGCCAGACGACGACACCGATGCAGTGCTGGCAGCCTCTGGCTTGGGTAGCACCGACATCATCGGAGCGCGTCCTGAGGAGTTCAGGCGCGGTCCCGGCTGGGTGACGAATCCGACTGAGACTCGACGCATCCATGCTTACTGGACGAAGAAGGGCCAGCCTGGGTACGCCAAGATCGGTTGGGGGACTCCCGGTGACTGGCGTCGGGCCAAGGCGCTGATCGGGGAGAAGATCGCGAAGAACTCCCCGGAGAAGATGCGCTTCCTCAACCAGATCATCTCGCAGTGGCACTTCGATGCACTTGGCTACTGGCCTGGAGAACTCGGCAAGCCTGGCAACCCACCTGACACCAAGGAGAACCGTCGCCGCGCAGCCCGCCACGCTGCTTCCTCGCGAGGCATTGAACTGGCTGAGGGTGACGCGACGTGGGAAGCGGTGCTGACCTCTAGCGCTGGGTCGGCTGTCCACCCGCCGCTGACGTACTTCCACAACCCGTTCGCGGGTGAAGACCTGTGGAGCCGGGCGTCACTGACGATCCATGACCCCGACACGGACGGCGTTCGCCGCGTCACTGGCTACGCCGCTGAGTGGGGGGTGTGCCACATCGGCTACTCGAACCGCTGTGTCGAGCCCCCGCGCACCGGCTCGGATGATTACCCGGAGTTTCACCTCGGGATCATCCACACCAAGGAGGGTCGAATCCCTACAGGCGTGCTGACGTACGGTGTCGAGCATCGGGACGCGGAGACGATCCTGCGCGAGACTCCGGATCAGTCCTACTTCGACAACGTGGCTAACGCCTGGGCCTCGGTACGTCTGGGTGAGGATGAGCGAGGCATCTGGTTCTCCGGCGTCGTACTGCCTGGTGTGCCTGAGGAGGACTTGGTTGCTATCCAGGCGTCCGGCCAGGTGAGCGGGGAGTGGAAGTACGGTGCGCTTC